TGTTTCCTCCCGCGCCACGGCAGCGGATGTATTCGCAGCGAGGTGAACCATGGATACCGAACTGCTCATCATTGACGACGAGTCGGAAATCATCATCGAGGTGAATACCGACGTCGAGGTTCTGGAGGCCGCAGCCCAAGGCCCGCGTGGCCCCCAAGGTATCCCAGGCCCAGCCGGTGGAGCCACCACGGTCATGGTGGGCGCAGCCCCCATCAGCGGGCATACCGCCGTCGCTTTGGATTCTGGCGGGCTGCTGGTCTATGCGGACTGCACCAATCCGGCGCACATCGGTGCAGTGCAGGGTGTAGTGGGCAACGCCTACAGTCCCGGCGATCTGGCCGTGGTGCAGACTGATTTCGAGCTGGTGCATGCGGGGTGGTCGTTCGCCCCTGGCCCTGTTTTCGTCGGCGCGTCCGGCGCGCTGGTTCAGACCCCGCCCATGGGCGCCGTCTTTGCACAGGTGGTGGGGTACGCCCTGGCGCCGACGCGCATCCGTATTGATGTTCAACCCCCCATCGTTTTGACTTAAAGGAGCCCAATCATGGCCGCAAAGAAATTTCTCCGCCTCATCAACGGCGTAATCGCAGAAGTATTCGGAATCCAGACCAGCGCTGGTGCAGCAAACGCAGGCGACGTGCCCGTCCTCGACGACACCGGTCGTCTCGACAACAGCATGATGCCCGTGGGCATCGGCGCCGACACTGCCGTGATCGCCGCCAGTGAGAGCCTCGCGGCAGGTAATTGGGTCAACATCTGGAACGACACCGGCACGGCCAAAGTGCGCAAGGCTGATGCCACGACCGCAGGCAAAGAAGTCCACGGCTTTGTGCTGTCTGCCGTGACCAGCGGCAACCCGGCCACGGTTTACTTCGAGGGTACGAACACACAGGTGACAGGGCAGACACCCGGCCCGGTGTACCTGCAGACCACTGCGGGCGCTGGCGGTACCACGATCCCGAGCGCCTCGGGCAACGTAGTGCAACAGATCGGCGTGGCCGTGAGTGCCACTGCTGTGAACTTTGAGCGCAGCACTCCGGTGGTGCTGGCGTAGGGGGTCACATGGCCGCCCACACCCACTGGCGTCTGTACATAGGTGCGATGGCGAGCGCATACGCGCAGCTCGGCACCGTGTCGTTCCTGAACGCTGCGCAGGTGGATCAGTCCACTGGAGGCACTGCCACAGCAAGCTCTGAGTACGGCGGCTCATGGACGACTGGCAACGCTTTCGATGGTAACCCGACATCGGAGTGGGCCTCTGCAGGGGTATCTAGCTCAGAGTGGATCGCCTACCAGCACCCATCACCAGTCGATATAGCATTCGTCGGTGTCAAGGTGTCGCCCTCGTACCCCGTAAGTGGACTTGCGCTGCAATACTCCGACGACGGCGTGTCCTGGTCGGCCGCCTCCCCCCTGTACTTGCTCGATGGTCAGCCAGCGCTGACCAGTGGTAGCTATACGGTACTTGGGATGGGCGCAAGCCGCAGACCTCTCGTAGTCGTGAATGGACGGCTCAAAGAGCTGCCAGCGGGCGACACGCTGCCTGCCACGCCTCCTACGGGTAGCGCTGGCGGCGTGCTGAGCGGCAGCTTCCCGAACCCCGGCTTTGCTGTGGATATGGCCACTCAGGGAGAACTTGATGCTGTTGCTGCGACTGCTGCTGCAAAACTCAGTGAAGCTCCTAGTGACGGAAAGACCTATGGGCGCAAGGATGCTGCATGGGCTGAAACGGTAACTCTTGCCGGTACTCAGACCCTGACCAACAAGACCCTCACAACCCCGCTCATTACTGGCACACGCGAAGTCCGGGTGGCAATGCCAGCAAACGCCATCGACTTGGCGACGGGAAACCTGTTCACCAAAACAATCAGCGGAGCAACAACTCTTACCGTATCGAACGTGCCAGCTACTGGCACTGCAGCCAGCTTCATCTTGGAACTGACCAACGCAGGTAGTGCTGCAATTACTTGGTTTTCGGGTGTGAAATGGGCAGGCGGCACCACTCCTACGCTGACAGCAGCAGGTGTGGATGTGCTTGGCTTCTACAGCCATGACGGCGGCACCACATGGCGCGGCCTTGTGCTCGCAAAGGACAGCAAATGAGCGTGCGCAGTATCTTGATGGCTGCGGCTGGAGCACAGCCTTCGTCCAGTGTTGCAGACCGTTTTAGCGCGTACCCGTACAGCGGCACAGGCGCTGCGCAGTCACTGTCGCCTGGGGTTGATCTTTCGACGTATGGCGGGTTGTTTTGGTTGAAGGCTCGTACTGGAGGAGGACACCGCTTGTTCGACAGCGTGAGAGGAAGCAATTTCCTTGACACATCAACCGCGGCAAATCAGGCCAGCAATACCGGAGTATCGCTGACCACTTCAGGCGTAAACCTCACAAGCGATACTCTCGTAAACGCATCTGGACCTACCTATATCGGCTGGATGTTCCGCAAGGCCGCGAAGTTCTTTGATGTGGTGACTTGGACTGGCAACGGGGCAAACCGCACCATACCTCATTCCCTCGGCCAAGAAGTTGGGATGATGCTGGTCAAATGCACAGACAGCGCAAGCAACTGGCAGGTGTACCACCGCAGCCTTGGAAGCCCTGAATACATGGTGCTGAACTCCACAGCAGCCAAAGCCACAGACGCCACCCGCTGGAACGGCACGAAAGCTACTACTTCAAACATTAGCTTGGGCACCGACGTGACGGTAAATGCCAGTGGAGGCGCCTACGTCGCCTACCTATTCGCCCACGACGCCGGTGCTGATGGGATTGTGCAGTGCGGGGCAATGACGACGAACGCATCCGGGGCGGCGACAGTCGCACTCGGGTGGTCTTCGCAATTTGTTATTTACAAGGCCGCGTCCACTACGTCCAACTGGACAATGCTCGACACAGCCAGAGGATGGGTTGATTCGGCGGGGAACGACGACATGCAGCTATTCGCAAATACAGTTGCTGTCGAAGCTGGTGCTCAGCGAGGAAACCCGACTTCTGGGGGTTTCTCTGTGGTCAATGAATCAGCATCTTCGTCCTACGTCTATATGGCAATCCGCGCAGCATGAGCACAAGCCAATCATTCCCATCAACAAACACAGGGGACGTATAAATGTGGATTAACGAAGAAACGCTGAAAACATACAAGTTCGTGCATGAGGTTCGCGCCGACTTTCCCGAGGTGTCTCTGCCGCCTGCACTTACGGACGAGATGCTCGCCAGTATTGGGGTTCTGCCTGTGGAGCAGACAACGCCGGGGCACAACCCGATCACGCAAAGCGCAACAGAACTTCCGCCTGCGCTTGTAGGTGGTAAATGGGTACAACAATGGGAAATCGTGGAACTATTCTCTACTCGGGCAGAGAAAGATGCTGCTATTGCCGCTGACATCGAAGCCAAACGCAAAGCATCTGTTCCAGCATCTGTCACTCGCCGTCAAGCGAAGCAAGCGCTGTTGCTCAATGGTCTATTAGCTAACGTACAACCAGCCATTGATGCAATCCCAGATGCTACACAACGGGCCATGATCCAAATCGAGTGGGATGATTCCCAGGTGTTTGAGCGTGATCGCCCCGCGCTGATTGCTCTTGGTTCGGCGCTGGGGCTGACAAATGCTCAATTGGATGACCTGTTTATCGGAGCTGCACAACTATGAACTGGCAGCTACTCAAAGCCTACGGTGAACAGGTGCTTATCGCCCTGGATCAGCTTCTAAACGCCTTGATCCCGCCGATTGACGGCACGGTGTCCTACGCTGACGAAACTCTCAGCGCCCGCTGCTACCGGGCACACCGAGACGGCAAGATTCTCGGGCGCTTCTTCATGCCGATGATCGACCTACTGTTCTTCTGGCAAGGGCCGGGGCATTGCAAGAATGCGTACATCAAGGAGTTCGAGCGCAAGAACTACCCGGAGGAATACCGACAAGGGGTGCCGATTTTCGAGCGGAGGGCGCCATGACAGAACAAACAACAAACCGCAGAGCGGGGGATAAAAACGTGCAGGTTCTCTCAACAAAAATCGAGGGCCTTGCCCAGGACATGAACGAGATGAAGCACGGCATCGCCAAAATGGCCGACGCCCTGACAAAACTCGCTATCGTCGAGGAACGTCAGACGCAGACCATCCTGGCCCAGGAGCGGGCGTTCAAAGCCCTGGAGCGCGTAGAAGAACGCCAGCGCACGCACGAGCTTGTGTGCAAAGACCAGGACAAAGAAGTGCGCCAGCTCATTGCCGACAGCAACGAACGGCTATCGACCCGCGTGGCAGATCTGGAGAAGGCAGAGCCCATGCAAGCCCAAACAAGCAAATGGGTAACCGCAGGTGTGTGGGGCACCTTGGCGCTGCTGGCATCGTTCATCGTGCCGCGCATCCTTGAGCGGGTGTTCCAATGAGCCGCGCAAAGCTCGCCGCCAAAATTGGCGCAGGCGCCACAGCCCTGGCCGTGCCACTGGTCATGCTGTACGAGGGCACGGTGCTGCAAAGCTACCGCGACCCCATCGGCATCATCACAGCGTGCGTAGGGCACACCGGGCCAGAGCTGCGCATGGGCCAGCGCTACACACGCCAGCAGTGCGAGGACATGCTGTACGGCGACCTGCTCAAACACACCGCCGCACTCGACTGCATCAAGCACCCCATGACGGACGGGCAGAAAGCCGCATTCCTGAGCTTCGCTTTCAACGTGGGGAACAAAGCATTCTGCGACAGCACCCTTGCCCGCAAGGCCAATGCAGGCGACATGCCCGGCGCCTGCGCAGAACTGAGCCGCTGGACGCGGGCCGGTGGGCGCGAGCTTCCTGGACTGGTCAAGCGCAGGGCAGCAGAGCGCGAACTTTGCGAAAGGGGCCTGACATGAACCCGATCATCTTTGCAATGTGGCTGAACTGGTGGAGGTGGTGGGAATGATCCTCGACAAACTCAAGGCCTACGGCGCCATCGCTGCAGCCATCGCCCTGGGCGCCCTGCTGCTGGTGCAGACCGGGCGGCTGCACACCGAGCAAGTAGCGCATGAAAAGCTCAAGACCAGCACGGCCCAGGCCGCAGCGCAGCGCACCTCCGCCGCGCTGGCGCAAGCGCAGCGCAACGCCGCCAGCAAATCAACCCACGCCACCGCAACCCAGGAGAATAGCGATGCCTTCACCACATCTCAGCCGGTGCGCGACGCCATTGCTCGCGCTGACCGTGCTACTGCTGACCGGCTGCGCGTCGGCGCCGAGCGCAGAGCCGCCACTTATCGTGCGCAAGCCCAAAGCAACGCCGCTGCCTGTAGCGATCTTGCAGATCGATACGCGGCCCTCGACGCGCACGTTGTCCGAGGGGCGGGCGTGGTTGCAGGACTCGGAGCGGATCTTGGGCGACGGGACGCCGAAGTAGCGCTGCTGCGGCGGCAGGTCGATATCGAACGTAATCTAACATCTACGAACGACGAGTGATAGAATAATCGCCACCCACTGGAGCCCGCTGGGCTGCGAAGGTACCTCCCTTTTCTCGAAGGAGCCCTCATGGCAAACAAACTCTACCCCAAGGCGCGCGAGAAGTTTTTGAGCGCCTTGCTCAATATCCCAACGGACACGATCAAGGTGATCTTGCTGTCCGATGCCTACACCTACAGCGATTCGCACGAATTTCTCAGCGATGTTTCTGCGGCCCGCCTTGGCACCGATCAGACGCTGGCCAGCAAAACCATCACCAATGGCGCGGTTGATGGCGCTGATTCTGTGTTTGCAGCGCTCGTTGCAGGCAGCAATGCCAAGTTCGCCGCGCTCTACAAAGACACTGGCGTTGCCGGAACGTCCTCGCTGATTTACTACATGGACACCGTGACCGGCCTTCCCATGGCAACCAACGGGGGCGACATTACCCTGCAGTGGGACAACGGCACGTACAAGATTTTCGCGCTGTTCCAGTAAGGGGCTGGCATGGCTCTGGTGCCGACCACATGGAACCCGTCAGACAAGGGTTCAGCAGTCACATTGAGTGACGGGAATCTGACCGCATACTCCGACGGCAGCGGCAGTGTTCGGTCAATATACAGCGCGACTGCGGGTAAACACTACTGGGAAGTTACCTACCCAGTCGCTGTCGCTGGGCAGATGGTCGGCGTCGCCACGTCTTCTGCGAGCGTTGCCAATTGGCCAGGAATAGATGCGTTTGGATGGGCATTTGAGTCCAATTCCAGAAGAATCTACACGAATGGCTCCATCGTCGCGACGTCCGGCCTCATCCCTGTAACCACACTCAGTGTGCTACTGGACGCAGATGCCAAAGAACTTCGGCTCTGGGCTGACGGCGTGGATTGCGGCGTCGTCATTTCGCTCACAGGCACTGCGTTCTATGCCGTGGTGGGTTACATTGGAAAAACCACGGCAAATTTTGGCGCCACGGCATTCAATCACACGCCTCCCGTCGGTTACGAGGTTGGATTTGGCACCCCAGACTCTAGCAGAAAGGTCTATCCAGAAGGTAAGTCGGTATTCGCATTCGGTACGCCAGCGGCCATCTATGGGCCGAACCGAACCGCACAGGTCATTGGCGCTGGTTTGCTTTCTTCGGGAACAGCAACAGCGATTCAAGCCGTAGATGTGACGGTTTACCCCCAAGGCAATTCAATCTCTGCCTTCGGTACGCCTGCGGTGATTCGAGGCCCGAACCGGACGGCTCAAGCGGTAGGTGGGGTTGCATTTTCTTCTGGGGTACACCATGCCCAGCTAGGCTACCCGGCAAACGTCACCCCTTTGGGTGTCTCGGTGTTTTCTGCTGGGACACCAGAAGCACTGCCCTACGCGGCAAAAATACTCCCTGTCCCTGGCGCCAGCGTGTTCGGTGCCGGGCGGCCCATGGCCATTGCGGACCCGATAGCAACGGCGAATGCGACTGTGGTGGCGGTGGGCGCCAGCGTGTTTTCTGCCGGAACCCCGACGAGCACGTCAGCCGCCACGGGTCAGGTTGCAGGCGCCAGTGTTTTCAAAAGCGGAACAGCGACCGCGAGCCCGGTAGCCAATGCTGTTGGGGCGAGCGTATTTCGAGCAGGCACACCCGTTGCAGCGCAAACAGCAAGGCCGGTGGGCGTCAGTGTTTTTAGCGCTGGCACACCAAGCGTAACCATGCTGGCATTCCCATTGGGCGTGAGTGTGTTTCGCGCAGGCACCCCAAGAACAGGCGCCGCAGGGTCTGTCACTGCATCAGGCGCATCGACGTTTTCAGCAGGAACCCCAAGAACATCGGCTTGCGTGCACGCCAGAGGATCGAGTTTGTTTCGCAGCGGCAGGCCATCGATTGACCGGGGGGCGACATGCTGACCTTCAAGGGATTCACCGGCATCAACAACGTACTGCCCGAGAAGCGCCGCAGTGGATCGGACTTGACGCGCGCGCTGAACGTGGACATTGGCCTGACCGGCGAGATCACCCGGCGCGGTGGCTACACCGAGGAATCCCCGCTGTGCCACAAGAACATTTGGCAGGC